ATTTAATGTAGGTATCCGGGTGAATTTACAATCACATTGTCATCCAATCAAGTAATTTCTTTCCTAAACCGTCATCTACTTGTTTTGTTAATTTCTTCTTTCTGCAAGGAGAAGAACCCTCTAAAGCAATCCATATAGCATCTAGTATATCATCATTCCTGCCCTTTGGATAAGAAAGAAACTCCTGCTGTGCAGTCAAATCCTGCGGTCTAAAGAAAAACTCCCCTTTTGCTAGCATGGGAACAAGGCTAATAAGTCTCTCAGACTTTCTAGTCCTTGGTTTTACGCCCTTCTCAAGACCGGGGATATATAAATTCTCTTTTAGCATCATAGATCGCGTACTTGCTCTCAGTGCCTCCTGATATGCTGTAGTCTCTACTTTCATCCTCTTTGGATGATATTTCTTGTAAAACTCGATAATTTTGCTCGGCTGGTCCGCAGGAGAGATACGCTCCCTGAATATATCCACGATATACTTATTATTGCTATGATCAATCCCAATGACAGAGATAACAAAATAGTCTGCACGAGGATTAAGACTGCTAGCAGGATCAATCCCGCAATAAATTTCAATAGGTTTAACATACTCTGTATCCCCCTGTTTCTTTACCAGGCAGTTCTGTCCCTCTATTCTTTTATAATCATAGTGATGTAACCTAATATACTCTGGTTTAAAGGGTGCATCATCAGGAGATTGGGCAATATTCATATATTCCTGATAAAACCCATTCAGATTACCAACGCTCTCAAATTCCTGCTTTATTTGTAAAATACGCTCCTTTGGGAACCTGGCATTCCAAATAGGCTTCTCATCCTCATCCCAGATAGAATACCATAGAGTTTTCCATGCAGTAGACTCTTTTGCCCAGCAAATGAAGCAATCCTCACTAATAACCGTCCCAATCATGATAATTCTTCCATCGTCAGCAAGAGAAGGTATAACAGCCTCTGTCATCCACTTCCTATTCTTACTCCTAGCTTCAGGGGTAGCAGCATTCAACTCTGATTCGAAATCATCCACAATAATCAGATTGGGACGAGTATCACCCTGAATAAAGCCACGAACACGCTGTCCAGTCCCCACGGCTACCATTCTTGTGCCATTTCTTAGCACAATGTCAGTTCCGGTCCATTTATCAGCCGTATCACTACCTCTAGCCCCATATAGGGTCCGATATACCTCAGAATGATCTAAATGATACTTTATCCTAGATAAGAAGTTTATACTCTGTGCCTGGGACTCAGATATGATCACTATGAACAAATCATCCTTCGGCTGCTTAAATGTAGCCATATATAGAGGGAGAATCAGGCTACATACAGTGCTTTTGGCAGTTCCACGAGGAGCTGCAATCATTACTCTCTTTTCGTTGGTATCTAGAAGAGACTGGTATATCTCCTGATGAAAGTCAGGAATAGTCCTTCTTAAAGCCTTTGGGAAGCAGGTTTGACCAAACTTACCCATATTCCGAGCAAGTTCTAGTCCTGTTTGTATTAAATGATACTTTTCTTCGCCATCAAGATTCGTCAGACTTGGTTGACTGAGTAAGTTGCTCAACAGTACCCTCCGCTTCCTTTGATTCACCCTTTATCTGCATGATCTCACCCAACATCTTAGAATCAAAGACACCTTCTATCTGTTCCTGCTTCAATCTTACTTTATCTTCTTTGCCCCAGCCCTTGAATCCAGACAAGTCCTGCAATATCCCACGTCTAAGCTTTAACTGCTCTTTCTGATCATCCAAAGCCTCTGCATCAGCTTTTAACTCCATCCAAGCTTCCGCTAGGGCATCATCTGTTATTCCAGCATCTTGAAGAATAATTTCTCTATCTGCGTCCACGTTCTTCTTAAACTCCCTTGATCTTGTTATTCTAAACCATTTATCCCAATCAGCCTTCTTTTCGGGTTTTACAACCTTCTTTATAGCCTCTACTACAGGAGTATTCCTCGCTACCAGGTCTATGAGCTTCTTTACCTTCTTTGTTCGCATATGCCGAACCATCTGGCTCTTTCCATCTGTAGTATGGACACTTACCCTTCCTTTCACATAAAATTTAGGACTATTCACCCATGTAGTCCCCATGCCAAATCTTAGATAATCATAACCGGAAGAGTCACATTTGCCCTTTGGAGGAGCTTTCCTTGAATAACACTCTGATACCCTCCCATCATCAGAGCAGCCATAATCCCCTTCTTTGACATCCTTCCAGTGAACATAATCAATTCCAGCCTCCCTTGCCTCACTTCTTGAGTATACCGGGTATACTTTCTTACCTGTCTTGTGATTTATGGTTATTTCATACATAAAGAGGATTCCACCAACCCACCCTGCTCAGGAAGGACTGAGCCACTAGCCGAGGAGAAATCAAACTGCCAAAGCCCTCCGGTACCAACCAAACCAGTATTTCTCCAATACAGGCTTCCTTGACACCAAATCAGCATAATATTTTACTCTAAAGCTCCTTAATCTCTCTGGTTCTAAAATTTTTGCAGATTTTGCTGTATTCCTTCCCATTCTGCCGTCTACCTTGATCCCAACCTTGTTTTTGTGGTTACAAGCCTTCTGGAGTATAGTAACTGCCCTCTTTATACCCATATTCACTGCCATATCAAAATATATAGCCCTTAAGCTATCAGGGAGAAGATTAACCTTAGAAGGTATCCAGTAATGATCATAATAGAGCTTTGCAGCTCTCTTATGCGTCAACTTCTTTATATTCTCATTGGGGAAGGCTCTCTTGGAGATACCATACTTGGTCTCCCCACCCGGATCATCCGGATCATTCACATAACCACCCTCGTGCTTTAAGACCTGTTCAATAACTTGATCGAAAGATGTCACGTTTTTTACGTTCCCTCCGTGCTTTATTTCGTTTAATTTGAGCGGGAGTGCGACCATGCTTATCCAAATCGCGATCTTTCTCCCTTTTCTCATCTTTCCTGCGTTTTGCAGCCCTATTTACCATCTTCTTCGTCTTTATCGTCTATTCCAGCCTCTGGATTGCCCTTTGTACGGTGATTCTCCTCTATTAACTGCTCTTCAAAGCAATTCTGGCAGATATATACCTCATCAGGGCGTAGAGGCTTATCACATTCAAAACATAAATCAGGAAGTGGCATGAGTTTTCTCCTTCTGCGACCTTACATGCTCATAATACCAAGTGGTTACAGCATCATACAAGTCTTTTCTCCTTCCTTCTCTATAAAAACCGGTAATTGCAGCCACATCTGACCATAACTTGGCGGTATTTAAACTGTTATCGTCATTCAAATACTTTGAATAATCATAATCACTCACTATATTCAATCACAATAGGTGCATCAATAGTGAGTGAGAATCAATATTCTCTAAAACAACTAACATAAATAAATTTATAAACAAAATATCCAAAAGTCAACAAAAAAATATTTTGAGGTTATCTTCCATACCTGATACCTGTTACCTGTTTCCACCTCAAGTAACCGTTTAATAACCAAATGGTCCCGTACCCTTTTCCAAAAAATATATGTAGAATGGGTGTATGGGATAATACTTGCACACCACCCCGCTGAATTTCACTCCTTGGGGTCACAACTACGTTGAATCCCCATTCGTTTGATTCATCGAGCTGTGCACACTCACGAACAAGGTGCTAAAGCACCACTGTCGTGTGAGTTTAGTGCACGTATACTACTACATAGAAACTATGTCTTGCTACTCCGTAGTGTAAGGACACATACGTTCACTAAACACACACTTAGCCGTTGCTTGTTCGTGGCTTAGCAGGCTCGCTGAATCATCTAACAGCTGGAACGCTGTTAACCACTCAAGGGATTCATCGTAGTCTATTAGTTGTATTCCCATCTGTGTGTCCCCAATGAGTGCTCTTCAGCGGGGCTTATGTGTGCGTCCCCCACGGCTCCCTAAGCGTACGCCAATAGAGTAATACCATACGTTTATTAAACGTCTGATATTGCTAGTATGTTTAGAACGTTAATAATACTCAATCATAACATAAAGGAGATTGATAATGAGTAACTCAATAAAACGACTGTTTAGTATCGTCAACACAGAGGTATGCGAAAGTGTGACTCAAAACACCGTTAATGATGATGGCACCATTACGGTAAAAGAGGTAGTGCAACCTGTTATTAAGGATGGTAAGAAACAGTATACTAAAAACATCCGATTGGCTTGTGATAATGACCCCAATTATACTTTCCCACCGGTAATAAAGGTTTCCATCCTTAATAAACTGGCTCAAGGAAAACAAGTGCAATTGGTAGAAGGTGCCAAAAACTACGTACTACAAAGACGTAATGGTGTCATCTCCCCTACTCAACGTCCAAAGGACATTGAAGGGAAGATTGTGGGATACTGTACGCAGGTATACGTAGCGGAATACATCCGCAAGCCTGGGAAGGCTTGTGCAGACCTTGGGTGATTAACCGTATCCCCCAATACTATCATAGCGTCTGAAAAAGACAGTCACGATTGATAGTAGTGAAAATAATCAATGAACAGTCTTAGCACATAATGCAATTAAACAAACTTGGAATAATAATTAATAATCGCCAAGTATAGCATTATGTGTGTTCATTGGTTATTTTTTCCATTACGCTTAAGAGTCCTATGATAGGAAGGAGAAATTATGGATAATTGTCCATTCAGACGTAAGTATGAGTTAGTTAAGTGGCATAACAGCTACTTTGGAAACTCAAAAGGTAATCAGTTCACTAAATCACAGTTACTAGCAATCTGGTATAAAGTAGCCAGAAAAGGAGAGAGAAGATGATCGAGATTGTAGGAACAATCATTGTTACTCAGATAGCATTTGTTGTCTGGGGATTTATAATTTGGGATATATGCAAACGAAGGTTTGCGAAAGCGGAATGGGAGAGAGCCAGTATGGTCTCATCCAGTATTGATGTTAATAAGAGTAATGCCATCACTTTAGATGAGCTTGAGGACAGAGTAATGGAGATTATAAGGTCACTCTCTAAAGTGAAGCATTCATTACCTCATTGTGATGATTGTAAAGACCTCATAAAGTATCCTTATGATTGTGAAGTTTATATTGTAAAGGATAGCTTTTATGAGAGAGAACGAGGTATTGGCAAGACCAGACTATTCTGTTCCAAAGAATGTTCAGAAGAATATCAAAGGAACTGGGATAGTAATGAACAAATGCGAGATCATTTTGATAATGATTTCAATTATTCTATGTGGTCTCAATTCCGGGAAGCATTAGCATACAAACCTACTAATATCAAAGGAGGTGAGCTTAATGGCACGCTCTAAGCATCATAAGAAGAATATGAGTGATAGTGAGTGGAGAAGTAATCAAAATAGAAAGAGAGAGAGTCTTAAAAGACTTGAGTCAAGGCGTAAGATGGAAAAGACGATTGAGAAGTTCCACAATAGACGCTATAATAATCCACTTACATCACCGGTTGTTACCAAGAAGTCATTCAGTCAGAGGATGTTGGCACGCTTGGGACTCAACAAATCACGAAAGGGGAATATGTAAACTATAATTAGATGGCGTAAATAGCGGCAATAAGAACCCGCGGGTAATCTATTCACATGATAGTAGCTCATATCAGTACAATAATATCACCGTACTGATTGAGCTACTTATCAGGGTATCTCTTTTCATTTCAACTTAATAATAAAAAGGAGAAAGCGATGAACATTAGCAAATTCATCATTGAGTTTATCTATATGATAGATAGACCACTTGTTGTTAATACACAACAAGGATTTCATTTAAAGAACGGTATGAGGATACTGTTTAGTGATTCGAAGTTAACTAAAAACGCAACACTTGTATTGCAAAGACATTACAAGAAAGGAAGGTAATCATGGCTGGAAACGGAAACTCAGGTAGAAAACCATATAAAAATCAACCAATTCATAAAGCTAATATGAAAATAAAGAAGTTAGAGAGGAATGTAGAGCAATTAGCAGTTATGCTTGGTAAAAGTGATACACTATTACATAAGCTAGAGAATCAGGTGAATAAAACTGATCTTGATATACATACCGTAGATGTCTGTCGGCAAGATGCTGAAAGTGATTTACTTCGTATGATAAGAAGGTTGGAAACAAACAATAATGTAGTTTACGGCAAGAATACTAAGAGTCGTAAAAGACGTATGTATCACCCTTTATCTATTCTCTATTCTCGCAAAACACGTAGAGGTATAAGGGTTGTAGCAATATGTAGCACTGCTATCTTTGCAGGTGCTTATGCTCTTTCATTGTTGTTACAATGAGAAGCTTCTTACACCGGTTAATCAAAGCGAATGGTGATGAGGATACATTTGGAATGAGAGTATTCTATATATTCTTATTCTTTAGTGTGCTTTATTTAGGTGGTCATATTTTATACTACCTATTATCACATGGGTATCATTCCTTAGGTTACTAAATATCGGGTGAGTCTGTCGAAGTTGATGACTTTGGGGTAATTTTGCGGTACTATGGACCAAACCGTGACAGACTCATAAAATTTGAGGGGCAAAGTTGAGCTATAATTAAGGTTGTAAGAGCCTGTTACCTATTAAGGTAGCGAAATAGGTAGCTCACGTGAAGCAGAGATATTGCTCTGCAGTGACAAAGTATGGCAGCTGTTTACGCCTTGTCATTAACACGCATCTTTCATATATTGTATGATTGATATGCTTTGCCCATCTTTCTTTAGGGATATCATATATCCACTCTCTCCTTGCAGGTTTTTATATCATTCTAGATACTAACCTGTTACTTCATAGAAAGGATAGTGATATCCCGTTTTTTATTAATAACGAGCAAGCGTGACGAAATTAAGTGAGTTAAGGTTGTAAAGCCTGTCACGCTAATTATTGAGGAGAAATAAGATGCCAGTAAAAGAAAAATATGATAAATATAGATATGCTAAAAATTTTTCTGTACCTAAAAGATTTCCTTATGATCCAAAATACTCAGAAATTAAAAAGAAATTATTTAAAAAGAATGGTAATGGATGGTGGGTTAAACCAAGAGTAGAATGTGTTAATATTCCTATCTATTGGTGCAGAACCAGGGGTGAAATTATAGAACGCAATAATTACAAAAGGTGAGCTATATTCATGAACTTAACTCAAAAGGAGTCCAAGTTATCTTGTTATACTTGATGATCTCAGGGTTTAGAACGTGGAATGTCCCGCAACAAATAGCTCACCTTATATTTAAGGAGAATATTATGAAGCTAACACGAGATGAAATGAAGATGATAAATCTTAGGAGAGCAAATCAAAAGATAGCTGGACCTAAGGGTAAGAAGGATAATAATAAAAAGATTATTAATTTGATTCATAATAGGATGGAATTAGGTATTATTAAGTTTGGTCATGAAATGCCTATAGGATTCTATGAAGATAAGGATGTTCTAGAAGAAGTGATAGATGCTATGATTTATGCAGCATCGTTATTGCTGGAACTAAAGGATGAGATATGATACTTGGTGACAATGAATCGAGATTTATTAAATATAGGCTACCAGTTAGACTTTTTGCTGAAACTGCAGAAGATAAAGCTAATTGGACAAGACATAAAAATATTAAGTATGTACCACGTAGTGTATATGC